GTGATCGCCGAGATTGCCGCTGCCGATCCCTGCGTCAATGCTCCCTGCGTTGTGCGGATCTGCTCCCCCTGCGGCTGCAACTGAGCAAGAGCCCGGGTTGCCGACTCTTCGTCGATGATGCCCCGCCTGAACTGATCGGCGATCTTCTGTACTTCCATCCGATAACGTTCGGCGGGAGTGCGGGTCTTGGTCCACATCTCCTCACGCTGTTTGATGCCCTCGGCGAAAGCCTTGTTGTCGTTCTCCCACTGCTTACGCTGTGCGTCCGCCTGTTGCTGTCTGACGCGAGCCAGGCGTTCCTCGGGACCGAGGGCCGCCATTGCCGCAGCGTTGTTCCCCTCGACGCCCTGCAATGCCTCTGCCAGTGCCAGGTTCTCTTTACGAGCCGCCTTTAGCTTGTCGATCTCGTCTTTCTGTGTGCGAAGAGCGTTGAACGTCTTTTCCTCGACCGAGACGGTAAATCCTTCTCGGACTTCACCACTCGGGCCAAACGCAGAAGCCAGGGGAACCTCCCGCCGTCTTCCTGCTTCCTCGACAAATGCCCGAGCCGCCTGTCCGCCCGCTTCTTGGGCCAAGACGTTTTCTCTCAGCAGTGCATCCCGATATGCCTCTTGCCGGATTCGCAGCCTCTCTTCAATCAGTCTGGCTTCTGTGACTGCGTTATCACGTTCCCTGGCAATCCGCTGGGCGTTCCCCTCGCGGGCTAGGTCGTTCAGCTTCATTTCCCGATCATGCGCAGCCTGCAACGCATCGAGGCGAGCATTCAACGCCGTTTGCAAATCCTGCGTCCGCTGCGTCAGCGTGTTGGTGGCCTCCTCGGATCGGAGCAACGCCGGAATCAGAATCCCAGCCAATGCACCGCCGACCGATGTGACCGCCATCCCCATTGGGCCAAACGCAGCACCCAGCATCTGCACGTTATTCGCCACGCCACCAAAAGCCCGAGCCGCAGCGTTCGCCCCGCCCATCTGAAGAATGGACATGAAGTCTTGAAGGGCGAAGCCAGCCTGCTGGAAGACTTGCGGCGAGAATGCCTTGGTCATCGCAGCGTTAGTCTGCACAGCGACGACCTGCGCCTGCTGAGCACCTTGCGCGAAGCGGCTGCTATCCATCGAGAGATACGCCACCAGATCGCCTACGACGGCCATCTAGACACCCTCCGCAATTCTGCGAGCATTCGCCCGCTGTTCAGCCTCGGTCTGCTCACGCTCAAGCTGGATGCCCGGAAGATGCTCTCCCGGTGTGACCTCGACACCATGCGACGCAGCAAACATCCCCAGAAACGTCGCCAACTGGGAGACGAGACCACGACAGCCGAGAGGTTCCGCTGCGTCGTATGCCATCCAGCCCTCAACCTGCTCCGGGGTCAGTTCCGCCGCCATCTGCGCCACGTCCACGACCCCGAGAGCCGCCGCCAAGCGGTACAGGAACATCTCCCGAGGTCGCCGGATCAGTTTTTTGCCTCAGTCTCCGTCTTCACGGTCGCCGAAAACCCAACATGGTCCCAGCACGCGTCGTAAAGGAACGCTGAGTCGGCGGAATCCATGTTTTCGAGGATGATTCGCTCGTCCCCAGGCTTCAAGAGTGGCTTTCCATCCGAATCGACCACACAAAGACAGATCAATCGGGCCTTGCCGTCTTCCAATCGCCCCGGCAACAGCTTGCCGTCGCGTCCAAACCGCGAGTTTTCGTAGGTTGTCCGCTCCAACTCAGTCAGAGACTGCAATCGGACAGTCTCCCCGGTCGTCGGAAGCGTTACTTCGCGGTGTCGTCGCTGTGCAGGTCGGAGAAAAGTCTCACGGGTTGCCAGTGCCATCGTTACTCCTCGTGGTGAATCAGCCCGTAAGCCTGTGCCAGTCGCAACATGTGCCGCCCGTGGGCTGTTTCCGGGTCGGCACTCCTCGCCTCATCCGCGATTCTGTCCATCGCGTCGGGCCGCTTCTTTGTGTCGGCCTCGTAGGCTGCTTGGCATTCGTCGTCTGCGGGCTCTGCGTATGGCGGATTTGCCCCGAATTGCCAACAGCACAGCATCCACGCGTTACGGTCCTCGATGACGGTCCCGACTGGCAACATGACGTGGTAATCATCCACGCCACACGCAGCGACGTATGGGGCACTCCTGTCGCCCACAACGACACCGGAAGGCATCTCCCACCGAACTGGACTCGGCGAGATGTCGTACTTGACATTATGGGCCAGTGCGGGCCGGATCAGTCGGGATTTCATGTGGGGAAGGTCGTTGAGCCAGAGATACGGAACCCTGCGTCAAACTGCAACGGGTTGCCCTCACTGCTGTTCGCCTTGAAGGACTCGCAGAATGCCGTAAACGTCCAAGTCGATGCGCCGGTGTCGGGCCATGCAATCGATGCAGCCCGCGACGTGATGGCGGTGTGATCCGTCGTCAACGCCTTGTGAGTCGAGGCAGCGGGGTCGAAGAAGCCCGAGATTTTGGGCTGGCCGAATTCGATATAGCCGGTCCCGATGTATTCGTCGCCAACCGATGAATCCAATGCCGTGACCTTGGTCATTCCGGCCTTCGACTCGCCCGATTCGATGCTTCGGACCTGGGCAATCGTCGTCAGGACAGACGAGATGGTCCACTTGAACGCTGTGCCCTTGGACGCAATCTTGGCCATTACGGCGTCTCCGTGTAATGCACGAGGTAGATGAGGTCAACATGGTAAAAGCCATCGTCCGAATCATCGCCGTATGGCACAAACTCGACTTCCCGAGACTGCAACTCTGCCCCCTGAATCTCGATTCCCGAGACAGTCCCTTCGTAGCCCGCGAGCCCCGAGGGGCTGCCGCTACTGTTGTTGCCATTGATCGCCACCGCCAGACTTCGAGCAGTTGCCAGCGACTCAGCAAGCGACACAATTCGGATGCGACAATCGACCAGCCCGCCCTGATACTCGATGTCGTTATTGATCGTCTCGGATTCGACCTGCAACACCACAGCCGGGAGCTTGTCTTGTTGGGCCAGCTTGTACGGTCGCACTGTCGATGTGATCGCAGTGACCGCCGTCTGTGCCAGTAGTCGCGTGCGCAGCGAGTCCTCAATCGCCATACAGCACCACCATTGTCTCTCTCACGTCAGGCAGACCCTTTTTCTTCATCTGCCGGAGAGCCTTCCAGGCCACGTCGATCATGCGTTGAGTGACTGCTTGTTGCCCGAATCCCTGCACGAAGTTTCCGTACTTCTGCTTGGAAATCATCCCGGTATAGCGTCCCTTCGGCTTCTTGCTGAAGAGTTGCCGTGTCTTTCCGAGCAATGTCGTTGACGACGGTTTCGCTTCGGCCTTTAGATATCGCTTCTTCGTCCCAAGGGCGAACCAGTGCAGGTTAGCAGCACTGATGCCAACACCCTTTCGGACGCTCTTCTTGCCTTGCTTCCCTTGCCACAATGCACGCGGGCCAGTCCTCTTGATTGATGCGCGAAATGCCTTCCCGACAGCGACACCGGCTTTGCCGTCGGCTTTGTTCTTTCGCGTCCCCTTCTTCATTCGCCAGCCGATGCCCTTGTCGAGCGTTCGTGGGCGGATGCTTCGCTTGATGTGTCTTCGGATGTTCGATGCAGCCGTGCGACACCCTGCCGCGATGCACATGTTCGCGATCTTGTTCGCGTGATATGTGTGCATGTAGGACAAGGCATTGTCCAACTCTTCCACGCCAGTCAGTACCACCTTAGGCTGAATCATGGCAGCGACTCCGTAGCCAGTATTCGCAGTGCCTTACGGTTGCCGTCTTGGTCGATGATCGCCCCAATGTTCAGGGTCCGCGATCCGATCTTCGCACGCCACAGCGATGGCACAGCCGCTGCCAGTTCCGGCGTGTAGTCGCAGTTCAGGATGTGCGAGATGTCCGCGCCAAGCTGCATGAACAGGAACGATTCTCGCCCGCCGCGTGCTTGCAGCGACACCCAGCGAAAGAACTGCGTAGACCACGAGTCCACAGACTGCCCGTCGGTGTTCGTCGTCGGTGTGTTCTTCTGGAACTCGACGCGGGTCGTGCGATTGCCCGCAGTCATGGCGACCTGTTTAGGCATAATCACCCCACTTGAGGCGACCGACGAGAGCATCGTAAGACAGCTTCACATCGTGGGTCACGTTGTCGGCAACAGCTTCATTGTACCGGTACCAGTGACTCGCCAAGAGTCGAACTGCTTGCTTCGCATCCTCTGGCACAGCCGACGCAGCACCGTAGCCCACGACTGCGGTCAACTCAACCGCGTTGAATCGCTCGTAGGTCGTCGGCCAGGTCTTACCGAACGCGGGCCGAATAAGGGCGGGCTCCGCGTA